TGGTTCCTTCTTAATAATAGAAAGAATCATATCTTTATCTAAAGAATAATCTTTACCACTAATAATCTGACTTTCAATCTCTTTTACCAACTCTATATCATTATTTAATATAGCCTCCTCTAGCCTATCAAATAATGAATTATTTAATAACTCTGACATAATAATCACCTTTGTACTTATCTCGTAACTTTAAATTCTTCTTAATGTAATAGGAATCTACATCTATTTCATTAATCCTACGAATCTTTTGTACCTCACCATTTAATTTAAATAAAGCATATTTATCACATTTACTATGACAACCAATGTATCTATTAGAACAATCCTTACAAGGAACATATCTAGCCAAAGTGTAGCACCACCATCTAATAAAGTAAAAAATCATATAAATATACTATTATTATACATTAATGTCCATACATTAACAACTAATACATTTCACTATCTTCAGGCTCACTACTAGCAAAATCTTCTTCATTATACGAACCATCTTCAATAGACTTGATTATCTCTTTAAACTTATCTGTAGCTACATCACTAGGGTCTACATTTATAAGATTTAACATCGACTTCAACCACTTAGCCTTGTCAATATAATCAGCATAAGATTCTAAAAAAGCACTACTTGAATCAATCATTTGTAGATTTGAAACAAACTCTTCAACTTTTGTTGATGTCTCACTTGTAGGTAATGGTCTCATCCTAATACTAAAAGCACCAACATCAGAACCTCTACCCCTATATTTTAAGTAATTCTCAACTAAATCTGTAATACCATTAATCAAGATTTGTTGAACCCTAGAAACAGAACGAGCATACCTTAAATCCTGTTTAACAAGGGAATTATTACCCATAGAACCTAATGATTCTGCAAAACCTAAATACTGTTTAGGAACTTTTAAACTAGCAAAAAGTTTATCAGTAAAGTAATCAACATCAACAATAGACTGCACGTCTACACCATCACCAATACTCTCTACTGTAACATCACCCTTACCATCTCTTGTAGGAAGATAAATATTACTATTTATAGGAATTGGAGATGGGTCAGACCTAAACCCTACACCTTTTTGCATCTTAGTATTAGCTTGAAATCTCCTTCTAACATCTGATAACATTTGTTGTGTTTGTCCTGCACCAGCATTCCCTACCTCAACCTTTACAATGTTAAATTGTGTAGACCTTGCAATACGTGATAAAACAAGAATATTATCAATTAAAGCATTAATCCTAAACATAGTCCTAGCACTATCTACTATAGAAGTACCTACTACACGATAACAAGTAACCTCTTCTCGTGTGTTATCAGCCTTCTTAACATTTAACTTAATTTTTTCCCTCTTAGATAGTTTAGATGATATAAAATGAACAAATTCATCACTCTTCTCGAACCTAGCACTACCACTTATACCACTACCAACAGTACCAAACTGACCAGCATCTTGATATGAACCACTCTCAAAGGCATAATCCTCATCCTCATATCCTAATACGTTCCCCATATACTCAATCCTAGAAACAAGGTAGGGATTTATTACATCTTCATAATAAACAGACTTTATACCACTCTTTTCAGAACCAGCATAATACTCTCTTCTCCTAAGTTTAAAATCACCATGCTTAACAATCTCGTACGCCGTTACGATAAATATGTACATATTTTAAATATTACACACTTACACTTTGATATACCTCACGATATATCTTCCTTATTCATTGTGTCCCATTTTGCACAAGCTACTCTGGTTTATATAACACTCCTAAGGCTTAAATTCCCTAGTAACGATAGGTACATATATAGAGTATCTTTTATTTGAATCACTCTATATTATAATTAGCTAGATTGATTGACGCATTGATATCTCTATCAATAATGTTACCACAACAATCACATCTATATACTCTGTCAGATAATTTTAAGTCTTTCTTGACATTACCACAACAACTACAAGTCTTAGAACTAGGATAGAATCTGTCTGCTATCAAAACTTCAATACCATATAATTCAGCTTTATACTCTATCTGTCTCCTAAATTCATATAACTTCTGAATCATAATTGACCTAGATAGATGACGGTTTTTCATCATACCACTAACATTTAAATCCTCTAAAACTATCTGAAATGGCTTGGTTTTCACTATCTCAGTAGTTGTTTGGTGTAAATAATTAGTTCTGATATTTAACAATCGATTATATAATCTCTGAATTATACTATTTTGTTTTTGAATGTTTTTACATAGCTCCAATTCTCTTTTATATTTAGGTCGAATATTGCTATCAGACTGACTCGTATTCATAAGAATCTTACGTGAAAATTTACGTTGCTCACGTTTTAACTTTCTCTCTAATCTCTTTACTTCATAAGTTTTATTGATATTATGATACTTCTTAATTTCAGTACCATTCTGATTAGAAACAACAGCTAACTCTTTAATACCTAAGTCTATACCAAGTCTATTATCTGATAATTTAGTATCTACCCTATCAACCTCATAACCTACAGATAAGTACCAAAATCTACCATCAAAACTAATTCTAGGACTATGGTATTTTTGACTCTTACATATCTTAGGTAAAGATTCTCTAGTTTTTACAACACCAATCTTTTCACCATGAAATCCATTTTGTGTTCTTCTCAAACTTTCGTAATTTACATAAAAACTAGGTTTAGACCTTTTCTTCGACTTAAACTTAGGATAACCTTTACCATGTTTAAAGAAATTTTGTAATGCTATGTTGGCATCCTTAACACCTTGCTTCATTACATTACTTCCAACCTCTCTAAGCCATGTATGTGTAGTATTTTTCAATATATTATTAATATACTTCCTAACTTCCAACTCAGATATATGCTTAGGTTTACTGTTATCTTCTAACCATTCTTGATATACCCTATAACTCTCAGATAAAAAGTAATTATATGACCATCTGGCAACACCAACACTCTTCCAAAACAAAATCTCTTGCTCTTTTGTAGGTAATAGCCTAATCTTGACTGACCTATATATTTTGTTATCGTTACTATTTAATTTTTCTTTCAAGTTGACACCTCCTCTCTATACAACTTAAATTATATAGAAAACATTAAGAATGTCAACTTTATATGTAATATTATAATTTAGACATATTTATCTTATTCACGCTAGAACGCAACTCCTAACGCAGTCTTACTATCACTAGCAGACCTCTTATGCTTTCACATAAGCGTAGACTATATCTTCATCCTGTCTATCTTAAAACAGGAGCAACATTTTTCTTCTGCCATTAGCTTGCAGTTTTACTCTCCCTCAAGGAGATAGTCGTTGGAGGTCTCCCATATCTTACTATCAAGACTTAGGGCTTTCCCTGCTAAACATCCATTGTTTACAACACTTAGAACATACGTCTTCTGAGGTTCACTATTTTATCACTCAGACACTGATATGCTTTTATTTCATCATATGCCATCTCTACTATTTTTTCTGCTTTCGCACCTTAGATTTTTTTTAATCTCAGCTTATCCTTTAGGATTACTGTTTAGGTTGTAGAGCTTTAGGAATTAAAAGCAATTAACGTTGAGTCTGCACCCCTTACAGGATACAGAGGGTATTCTGTTCAAATAAATTTTTAAATTATTGTAACAGTTTTGTTACCCAAGACCAAAGCCTATCTTCTATATTGATATTATTTCTCAAAAAATCTTCTATAAATTTCTTTAACCCCTCATCAGTAGAATCTACCATAATAGCAAAATGAGTTGTTTCATCAACTGTACAAGAATCATCTGCTAGAATCTCCATAGCTGCACCTATAACAGAATCCTTAGACATTTCTTCATTCTCTAAAAATATATCACTTAAACTATAATCACCACGAATACCATCGATAACTTGCCCCAAAGCATTTGTATCATCATTACCTAATAACTGTTGTAAATTACTAGGTGAAAGATTAACTTTCCCCTCATTAATACTTTGCTTTGAATGTATAGATTCAATACTTCCATCAAAAAATGAACCTACCCTACCATCTTCAATGATTTTAACTTCCCTTATGATATCATCTGTAGTATTCTCTTTTATTGTATTTAAATCTTCTATTGTATCACTCTGACTACTATTATCGGTAATATTTCCTCTTTTACCAACAAATAAATCATACCATGCCATAAATTACCCTCTTACTAATATCTAAAATTATTAATACCATAGATTTCAATATCTTCTATCATATCATCAATTTGCCTATCAATCATCTCTTCAACAGAAATATCATTAGGTGTATCTATACCTGCATATGAACCTATCCTATTTGCAATAAGAAAATCATTAAAAGTACCTTTATTTCCCTCTGCATCAGAAACAGTACTCTGTAAAGCGTTTTGAATAGCACCACATAAACTATCTGACACGTCTTTAGAGCCTACCCTAGTCCCTGTTACACCATCATTTCCCTTACCATCATAATCTACGAAACCTGCATCTGTAACTACTTTAGGGTGGTCTACCTTACGTTTAACCCTATCATGTAAAAGATTAAGTAACTCATACCTCAAAATAGGATAGTCATACAACTTAATCCTCTTCTCATACATAATCTCTACTAAATCAAGGTAAGGTCTATCAGTTCTATCTACTGACAAATAACCAACATTAAACCCCATCTCTTCAAGAATCTGTCTTGATTCCTCAGAATTGAATATATCATATGTCAACTTACCTATCCGCATACCAACTGTATTAGCAAGATAAATGACAAAATTACGTATCTTATATATAGCTATCTTCTTAGGTGGTTTAGGTGGATTGATACGTAGCATAAAATCAACACCAAAAACTGGCTTCTTAACACCATCTTCTTCAATGATATCATCAACATATACACTAGATATACCAGTACTATCTGTCCTAAACGATTGGTCAATATGTAAATATCTAGGTCTCTCAGGATACTTTAACCTAAAATCATCTCTTAAATAATCCTTAACTTGAATATCATCACCGGTAGAAATTATTATCTCTTTAGAAACGAATGGGTGATGTCTATTCTCATCAACACAATCTTGTAATACCATAGGAGAACTAAATAGCTTACCTTGTGAGCCTGTAGATACACCACCGATATCTTGTAAAGACCTCAATAAGTTAGTCTCAAAACCAGCCCTCAAATCTACAGGAACTCTTAAAAACTTAGTCTGCATATGTGGAGGTAATTCTTCAATAGCCTTATTAATAGATTTATAATCTTCTAATCCATCAATATACTTCTGCTTCCCTAAGCCCTCAGAAACCCTAAAGTTATTTACATCATCTGTAGAATTAACGATATTAGCCTCTAAGTAATTAGAACCTTTAAATACATAGAAGAACTTTTTACTAAAATTATTCGGTTTGACATCCCATTGAGCTGGTGCGGCAACAATCGTATGTGGGTCATTCCTAGATAACCTAATTTGACGCTCCGTAGCAGAATTTTCAAAGGTTGCTGATGAAACTAAAATGTTTAATGAATGATTGACACCACCATCAACAATAAACCTAGAATTAGACCTATTTACAATATTCGCATACAAATCAGTTGCCTTTTCACTATCATTAGATGGCCCATTACCACCCAAAAAGTTTGCTTCATCAAGCATTGAACATATAACTGACATACCAATACTATCGCTAGCACTAGAACCATATGCAAAATTAATACCCTCAGGGAATACTAGCAACGAGGACAATCTTTGATTACGTAAAAAGTTCTCATTAAAATAAGGGGAACTATCAACCAAAGACCTAAACTCACCAAAACCAGTACGCTCAGCTTGTTTTTGACTTACTGAAAAATATAAAAACATTATATTCGTCTTGGACATTAAGTTAAACATAGCATTGATATTTTTAAAACAAGACAACTCATACATCTTACGCATCATGATTAACTCAGCAATAGTATTATGAGATATAACACCATCAAAACAATACGAATGGTCAGTATCTATAGTCAAATCGTATGTATGTTCATCATAAGGTTCACTTATAGAAACAACTGTATCAAAGAAAATATCATCTGTACACACTCTTTTAAGATACTCAGACTGCTCAATCCAATCTTTATAATGTGAATGGAATCTCTTTAACTGTGTTAAAGACATATTATCTTGACTTCTAAATGATGTGAAACTAGAATGTTCTTTATGTATCACTAAATGGTTTTTAGAGTCTAAGTCTCTTAATACTTTAACAACATCAGGAACATTCATTCTATTATTTCTATCGCACTTACCACTTACGATATTATTATAATACTCTTTTAATCGTGCTTGTTTGAATGGCTCTAAGAAGCCTATATTCTCATAATACCTGACATAAGATTCATTATTAACAATAAGAAGATTATAGTATATATCATTTTCGTACCCTTTAACTGTTTTAGTAGTAATATTATAATTAATACCATACATAGATAAAAGACTAGCCAAATCATATATGATTGATTTAGACTTTAAAATTATACTTATCTTACCATTCTTACCAACTGTACCATCTGCATCCATTAAGCCACGAATAAAAGCAGAAATAACTTCTTTCCTACATTCAAAAATAAACTTAGGTATACCTTTATTCTCAGATGAATAACCAAAACCACTCTCAACAAGTTTAGTTGCCAATGAAACACTATAACCACTAAAAGTAATATAGCTATTTCCATTCTTTAACTTTCTAGGTTTTTTATAATGACAACTCCCAAACCACCTACCAAAAGAATATTTTAATATTTCTGAAATATCAATTAAAATATCTTGATAACCAACAGATACACCCTCAAAGACCTTTCCATTACAACGTCTAGCTGTTGACACATAACCATCACCCAAAACATATCCTAATGTATAAGCATCCTTTGTATTAAAATATCTACCACCAAAAGGAGTCTCTTTACGTGAAAGAACTATATTATCACTAGGTAAAATATCTATAGTTTTAACCCATTCTATTTTACCATCTCTAACAACTCTGTATTTGTGATTCTTAGTACTCCTTAAAATCCTACCACTTGATAATGTTATATCATATACATTATCAACACCATTATCATATACATCTAAGCAGTCCTTAAAACCACTCTCAGCTAAAACCTTAAATCGTTTACCCATATTGTGATACAAATCATGTAACTCTTTAATCTCTAGCAACCCTAAACTTGTCGGAATTTTTGTTTTGCCATGCAAACAGCTTTTGCCGACCCCGATTGAACCACTTAATATGACGGAATTAATCTTTTCAGTATCTTTTCTAGTATCTCTAAAGATATCTACTATAAAATCTTTCCAGTATGGGTATATACTTTTTTGGTCTGTCCCTATGTAATAATCAGAATTAATCCACTCTTCAATTCTTACAATATCACGTATCTGCTCATACTTACCAGACTCTTCCCTCTTGTGCATCTCCTCTTTAAGAAGTGCGATAAAGTACTCTCTCTCCTTATCAGTCATGGAAGTATAAGAACTAGAAGAGCCTAATAAATCCTCAACTCTACTATTCATCTATCAACCTTCCATTTTCTGAACTGCTGTCAAAATATCTTTGAGTTTTTCTGTAGGTACTGATGATAATAGTAATGCTAACTTATCAACCTCACTCGTACCATCATTATATCTTCTACGTTGTTGCTCTAAAGCTAAAACAGTCCTTTGATTAATCTTAGCAAGCTCTGCATACATAGTAAATGCAGTTCTTACCCTATTCTCTAACTCATAGGGAGATAAATTTAGCACAGCCTCTTCATTAAACAACATCTCATTAGCACCATCTAAAAACTTCTTTAATTTTGTCATTAAATCAAAATTATTCATGGTACTATGTGATAATCCATATTTGAATTTAACATCTGAGGAACTTACATATCTATTTAAATCATCAGATGGTGTTAAATCTTTACCATCAATCCACCGACTTAAATCAGTACCTACATCACCACTACCCTTAAAAGTATTCTCCGTATCCTCATTCTTTCTATTCAATACCTCTATAGCAGTTGCTAGATTTGATAAAGAACTCTGAACAGAACTTCCATTTTTCTTCTTACTACTAACTAACCCACTACTCTCTTCTTCAACATCTTCTGTATCATTAACACTACACTCTACATCTATAGTGTTATCACTTTCCTTAGTATCATCATTTGTATCACTACCTTTTGAAAGTATTGATATCAAATCTTCATTATCAATAGGAGATGTCATTAATTATCCTCAACACAACCCTCTTTAACACTACTCTTATTTTCACAAGATTTTATATTTTCTATATAATTCTCTAAAGCAACACCACTTAACTCATCTTCTGTGCCTAATACTTTAGAAACCTTTAACACAATTCTTTTAATTGCTAACTCTGTTTTCTTATACACACTACCTGCATCAACTATAGAACCATTTGTAAAATTTGATTTTTTAACATACAGGAATATTTTAATATAATTAATATCCCTCTCTAAAGCTCTATTACTAGGTATTGTAAAGTTTGTACCACTACATATGTCTACAAACTTTAAATAATCATCACCAAGTAAATACCTAACAAATTCTAATACAGGATTCCCTATACTAATCTGTAAATACTCAGCAAATAAATCCTTCTCATCATCACTCATAGTAATGGTAGAAAGAGAACCAAAAGAACTACTCATATCTATATAACCCCTAATCTAAACCATTCTGTAACATTACACTCATCTCATGTTGCTTCAATTCCCAAAACAACAGACCTAAAGCACGTTGCACAATATCTTCCCTACAAGAAATGTCTACCCTAATAGATGTGTCAACCTTCTCTTTTTCCACATAACCATCAATAGTAAATCCATAGTACTTTAGTTTTTTAATAACCTCATCTTCAATAAAATTACCAAACTGCTTAGAAAACTTCATGCATATTAAATGAACTAAAGAGTAATCTATCTTAGCTACTTCATCTTCAAAATAAAAATCTAATTTTCCACCATCATCAAAAGTATTATCTATATCAACAGTATCAAACTTATTTTTATGATATAAATAATTATGTATATCATTCCTCATACCAGTATACAAAAAAGTACACAAATTACCTTTATCGCTTCTAAAATTATCAGAATGAATCATCCTAATAGCCTTTAGAACACCTATAGAAACTAAATCATCTTTATCAGCTGTACTCGCATAAAAGTGCTTTCTAACAATAATCTCTGCTAAAGTTATTAATTTCTTAGATAATACCTCTTCATTATTTAAATCATCTTCATATAATTGTAAAGCCATTCAGTATCCCCACATCATGCCAACTAAAAATACTACATAAGACCAAAACACTCTTATATTTATTATAACATAAAAATAGAGTAGATATCATATATCTACTCTATTATATACAAACAATCTATGTTTTACACACTTTTAGGTATAATATTATCAATAAATGAGTATTTTCTATCTAACTCATCTTTTAAAACACTAAGAGGGTCTAAGTTATCACTCAATAACATATCTAAATTAGATTTAGAGAAACCACTCATCAACACTAACCCCTTCTCATTCTGTTGTAAAGGAATTGTATTATCATATGAACCGACATTCCAAAAAACTAACCTAGGTAAACTATACCCTTCTTCTTTATATTGTCTTGACAAAGTATCAAATAAAGACTCACCATACCTACCCATAGCACTATCAAATTGCATATCTGAAACAACTAAAACAGTTTTAGGTAAATCCTCTTGTTTCATTTTATGTTTTGTAGCTGTCTCTAAGATTAAATGAAAAACACTTGCAACATCAGTATTACTACAATCAGTGTACCTTTGTCTTAACTCATGCAATTTATCATGTAGTGTATCAAATCTAGATAAATCAACAAATTTTGGACTGTAACTAAATGTAATAAACTTATTTTTAAACTCTTTAGATTTATTGTGTTGAGCGGTATACAATGTTAAAGAATCTCCAACATCCATAACACTAACACTTGAAGATGTACTAACACCACATAACATAGACGAACTACCATCACGCACAACTAGAATATCTTCATAACTTTCAGGTACTTCTTGTGAATCCCACAATGCCTCTAAAGTATCATCTAAAGGCAATACATTACATCTCCAACCATAAGAATCAATGTATTTATTAATGATATCATATAAATACATACTATTGGCATTAATTTTAGCATTACCATTTTTAACAGATTCTAAAAAGGAATTTCTCCTCTCTGAATCATGACTCATAAAAGCACCCTTATAAATTAGATTTGCCTTAGATGGAACTTTATTATAATCAATATCTTCCCACATATTTCTAGACATCTTACGCTCTACAACATCTAAATGTTTACGTAGAGCTGATAGGTACTTTCTATACCTCTTAGAAGTCAGTCTTAAAGATTTTCTAAAAGCCTTAGCCATATTTCTAGTATCACTAGATGAAGTGTTTTCAGATGGTAACCATTTTGCTAACAATGAGATAGATTTACCACCTTCAAAGCCTCTAATATCATCTAGAAACTGTACTTTTAAATATTCAAACAACAACTCTTTAGATTTACTGTTTTTAGTTTTATACCAAAGATATAATAAATCATCATATCTTCCAATATCTTCTAACTTCTTAGATAGTAATAATCTATCAAAAACCTCAAAAGCATTATCAGCTATATATTTTAAAATAATGCGATAAGAAGAACGCTCTCCCATACCACCACGAATATCCCTAAGATACATTAACCACTTTAATGCATAATTAGAATCTTCTTGTACAGCATCAGAAAACATTTTAATGATTTCTTTAGCACTATCAACATTACCATTATCCATATGAATTACTGATAATTTACGTAACTTAGGTACTGAATTATTAATATCTACTAGGTAACTACCACTTGTAGCATAGGCAACCGCACCATTCTCTGTCAATACTTTTTCATTATTCTTTAATGCTTCCATAAAATTCATAATTCAATCTCCTTCTCTTATTAATGAATATAAACAGGGAGTACAATACCAGCTCTTAACAATCTATCAGTAACAAGTTTGACATGATTTCTAAAGATTTTATCCAAAGACCTTATGAATGTTAAAAACCCTTTTCTTTTTCCATATTGTGATTCCAACATAGATATTTGATAGGAGTAATACCCTAACAACTTATTATACATTTCATTATAAGTTAAACCCTCGACAATGAAATTTTCAGGCAACATCATAATACTCTCAAAATCTTTCACATAAATACATGAACTTATTTCATCTAATATTAAGTTAAAGTTAGCTTCTGCACTCTTTAATATGTCATCAAAAGAGTACTTTTCAATATCTTCATTTTCAAGCAAAAAAATACCACCCTGTAAATATCCTAATCACATCAAAGTTTACAATTATACTCACATGACCACTAGATTAGCGTTTTCATACAAGACCCTAAACCAATCTAGTAATTATTGTAAACTATATGATATGACCTTAACAGACATTACAAGGTAGTATTTATAATAGTGAAGGCTATTAACTTTCGCTACTTTCATTTCTCATCTTTTTTACCATGATTATATATTGCTGTGTGGGTCTTATATATTTAAAAGGAGATTAAATTATGAACTAGACACTGTTTTTAGAATAAAATTGACTGTGGCATTCTTATAAATAAATTTGCTGTCAGTGTCTAAATCTCCTATCAATTACAATGAATACTAGACTCGTTACTTATTCCCAGAAAGTACTAATTGCTGTCAGAGTCTAAAATTGTAAATCAAATTTTAATAATAGACACCACACTCAGGAGTGTAATAATAGAGGTTGTTAAGCACACTATATTTTGTGTGGTGTCTAACTATATTTATATAATACCACACAATATTATATAAATCAACACTAAATTACAAAAAATTATAAAACTTTACTACCTAACAGGTTTACCATATCTTCCAACATTACTTTGAACACCTACAGCACTCTGTTGCTTTTTCTTATCCAAAGCTCCTCTAACTACTTTATATAAATTCAATAGAGTAGCCTGTGTATAAGGTGTATCAACAAACATATTCTTAACCCATGTTGACATATAGCATTGAGCAATAATATTAAAATCACCTTTATAAGTATCAACAAGTCTCTGAATATCTTTATGTCTACAATCAAATCCACAATATGAACGTAAACTTTCAGTCATAACAATAGACCAATCAGATTGAAGATTATCTTTAGGAATACTTAGTAACTCATTGATAGTATTTAGTATAGTATCCTTGTCATTATTGTAAACTGCTATCAAATAATCACAGAACAATGTTATAGAAGATTTGATACTATCCCTAAAATCTTCCTCACCTAATAGTAAATACTTATCTAATAGCATATGTGCATTACGCATATGTCCACCAGACCTATCAGCTATTAACAACTTAATCTCATCAGAAAGATTTAAACCCCTCTCATCAGATACTCTAGTTAAATTCTCTACAATCGCCTCTACAGGAACATCATTAAAATTAATCTCTAATGCCCGACTACGAATTGTAGGTAACAACTTTTGAGGGTCTGTAGTAGCTAAGATATAAATAGTTTTACCTTTTGTTTCTTCAAACATTTTAAGCATGGCTGCCTGAGCCTGACTAGATACTGTATGCACTTCGTCTAAGGTTACAACTCTCCAATAATCACCATACTCTACAGTGAATATATCTCGCAACTCTTTAATCTTTTCCACATTACCGACAACTGTAGAATCGAACTCATAATAAAAAGGTGAATTTAATAAATCATAATTTTCATCTTTAATCCCATTTAACTCTCTACCGACAATTCTAGATGAAGTTGTGTTATGATTTATAATACCATTAGCAACAAATGAATGTATTGTATCTACAGTCAAATCATACACGATATCTTCTATACCATTATCAACTATTTTAGAAACCTTTGAAAAATGGTATTTACTTAATAAATCTCTAAACTTTTCTACTTTACTATATCTACTAAAGTCAATACTACAAATATCACCCTCATCTAGTATATCTTGAAAATGCTCTACCTTCATTATCTTATTACGATAATTTTTTATAAAATTGAATGTATTCTTGATACTACGATATGCACTAAACGGTATATCACCTTTATAGTTATCAATGAAAACACTATTTATATATCTTGCAATATCTCTAGTATATAAGTTGTTAGGTATATACTCATCACACCCTCTATCAACTATATCTCTGTACTGTGATAATAATGTTTTGTTTTTTAAATTTAATTCCTCTAAAATAAAATACCTACTATCAGTCAACTCAATATCTATTTCGGCACGATTACCATATAAATTTTTAATTGAATTTATACACCCATACAATGATAATAGATTCTGAATATCTATTGCTATACTCTTAGTGAGTTTAGTTATACTAAATGTGCTAGTACCAAGAAAATCGAATAGAGAACCTATGAATCCCTTTATATACTCTTTATTCGATGAAAACACAATTTCAGGTATAGTATCTATATTAAAATCATTATCAATAATAAAATCCTTAATACTATCACCTTGAATGATACCATCATGATAACAACCACTACGTACAATACTGCTAATATAATCATTAATACCACTATTATCAGTATATACATTTATAATATCATCTAGACTCTTAACATACCTTTTATTAATAAGTAAAGAAGATACTACACTACCACAAAAATATCCCTTATCAAACTCACTTACATTTTCATCAAAAAAGGAATACTCTTTTGTTGCATTAGAGAATAGTATGTCATCATTCTTAGGAATGGCAACATAATCTTCAGTAGTTATCCTATCTAGTCTTTTCCACGATAATCCATCATTATCAAATACCCTAACTCTATGATTCAGTGTACCACTAATAGAAAATTCTTTAGAACTAACATTTATAACCTTTTTATTCCCACCATAATAATGATGAGTTGCTAAATTACCACCTAACACACGAATATCACTATTAGAAATACTCATAAACCCATCATTATCATATGATGGGTTATCAACAATGTCCTCTATTTTCAAATACCCTTTATTTGTGTGGACTCTAGTACCTTTAGAAACACATTTACCAGTACCAAAACTACCACAAAACAACAACACCTTTGGTGCTTTTTCAGGATTCTTAATAATAGCTTTAATTAACTTCTTAGCCTCTTCCTGACCAGCCATATCATCTAATGTCTTAGGTCTCAACTCTTGACTTAACATAATAACTCCTAATAAACATCTTGAATTTTTATCATCTTAAAAAGTTGACAAAAATTAACATTTCTCATAATACCATCAACACAATCACCATCGTTATATTCTACATCTTTAATGTATCTTAAAATACCCATATAAAATACTATATCATTTGTTAGAATACAGTCCTTGAATAGACTTCCTTTTCTACATAAGCACATTAGACTCTCGTTCCTAACCCAAAACTTAGGTACTAAGAATTAAGAGTCAATGCCAACCAATTTAACGTAACAAAATCCTTTACCTACATCATTAAAAGTATCTATCTTATAGATATTACAGTAACCCATCAAACATTATACCTCTTATAAATATTATACCTCTTATAAATATTATGCAAAGCCTCGTTGCTACCTTCCTCTAAAGTCTTTACATATTCTTTAGCCTTACTCATAGCCTCACTCTCACTAAACTCACCTTTTAATTTATTAAACTCACATCTATAAATACAATCTAATAACTTTTTATGCAAGCACTCAGCAACAACCTCTCCTGCACTGCTATCCCACTTAAAAGC